CCTTGGTCATACGATGAGTTAGTTCTCTCGTACAGGGGCGCCAAGCAGCGCAGAGTTCAGGATGCCGTCTTATCTCTTCAGACGGAGGACGTCAATCGACGGGACGCCAAGCTTATGACATTCGTTAAGGCTGAGAAGATTAATCTTTCTATGAAGCCTGATCCAGCGCCGCGCGTTATTCAGCCGAGGAGTGCGCGGTACAACGCAAGTGTAGGTAGATTTTTGAAGGCAGTAGAGCACCCCGTGTATGCGGCCATAGCACGGGTGTGGGGAGGGCCAACGGTGATGAAAGGCTATAATGCAGAGGAGGTGGCGGAACACATAGTTTCAAAAATGGGCGAATTTGGAGACCCGGTGGCGATAGGGCTTGATGCCTCACGATTCGACCAGCATGTCTCCGTTGAAGCCCTGCAATGGGAGCACAGTGTATACAATGCCATTTTCAAGGACGCTAGCCTAAGGAGGTTACTTACGTGGCAGATTAAAAATAAAGGCGTTGCTTACACCCCAGAGGGGGTGGTTCACTACGAAGTGGATGGCTGTCGCATGTCAGGGGACATGAATACAGCCTTAGGCAATTGTGTGTTAATGTGCGCCCTGGTGTGGGCGTACACGCAGGGACTGGGTATACGGTGCAGTTTAGTCAACAATGGCGATGACTGTGTCGTGTTCATGGAGAGGAAGGATCGGGACAAGTTTATGCAAGGACTTGACAAGTGGTTTTTGGAGATGGGGTTTAACATGAAAGTGGAAGACCCCGTTTATGAAATCAATCACGTCGAGTTCTGCCAGACTAAGCCCGTACAGGTTAACGGGAAGTGGACGATGGTCCGCGACCCATTCGTGTCTATGGCGAAGGACTCGATCAATCTGAAACCCGACCTCACCAATCCGGTCCCCACGTTCAACGCCTGGGCCAAATCTGTTGGGCAATGTGGGCTGCGACTCGCGGGGGGCGTCCCCGTCGTCCAGGACTATTACATGCGCTTGCTGAGCCTTGGGAAAGGCAGCCGTGGTGTTCAAGGTTTCGGGGATAACTCCTCGGGCTTTGAGTTCATGGCTCAGCGCATGGACAGGGGTTACGAGCAACCGTCTGCTCAGACCCGGTACCAGTTCTGGGAGGCTTTTGGGATTACCCCCGACGAGCAGGTCGCCTTAGAGCAGCACATACGCTCGCACGTTCACGTGTCCTCTGTATCACCGATGACATCTCTCACTGACTTTGAGAGCTTACCAATACTGTGTAAAGATGACCAAAACTAAATCTCGTATGACGAAATCTATGCAAAAGCGACCAGCACCAAAAACAGGAACCAAATTATTGTACAGAGAAAGGCAGCTATCTTTAGACAACACTGCGCGCGCCTATGCTAAATTATTGGCTGATCCGTGCGGCGCAGATCTCACTTACCCTCTTTACCCTGGTACAGGGGGCGGCATTCTTGTACGTTGTGAGAGTTATGTCACGCTTTTTAATAGTGCTACTAGTACCGGAGGAGTAATCCACTGGGTTCCTGGAGCACTTAATACTAGTGTAGGGGTTGCAAACAATTTCTTTTATGGTACTGATACGGGTACGACAATCACGATGGCGCCTGGCGCCCAGAACTGGATACCCGGTTCTGGTCTTGTTGCAAACGCGAGCGGAATTAGGTGTATCGCAGCGTGCGCGCAGGTTATGTGGCCAGGTGCTGAGCTTAATAGGCAGGGTTTTGTTTTGGGGGGCAATACGGCAGGTTCTTTCATCAAAAGTGGCGCAGTTCTGGCGAACTCCGCAGTGGCCAATGGGTACCTTTCGACCCACCTTCGGATCCCAGATTCGGATGTGGAATTCGTCTGGCGCCCAACGTCCGTTGACGGTGAGTTTTTGAACCCGGCTGATACGACCCTTGAGTTGGAAGGCCACGGTGCCCTCACCATTGCTATCAACAATATACCAGTTAGTACCGGCATTCGGCTTAGGACCGTTGCCGTTTATGAGTTCCTTCCCACGTACACGAGTGGCTTTGCCACTTCGAATAACGTGAAGAGCCGGTCCGCGAATACGATGGACCACGTCCTTGATGCCCTTGATGGGGCAGGTGATTGGACTGTAAAGGTTGGTATGGGTATTAATAAAGCATTATCAATTGCAAATGATGTATACAGCGTTGGTCGCGCTGTGGGGCGTGTCGCGCAAGCTTCCGCCCCGCTATTGCTAGGTTTCTGACGAGATCGGCAAGTCTGCGCTTGCAGTCCGGATTCACAGACAGACGGTAACTCGGGCACTGGGCCTAGTCAGCCCTTGCCTTTCCCTTCCTTAATGGTAATATGGGGGGATGGCCCGAGTCAATCTGTGGATTACGTACCAAAACTGCAAGTGGGGCATGGGACTGTCTGGTGTGGAAACCAGATGGGGGCTCCTGTGTCTTACCGTA